AGACCATTCCATTGAGAGGTCCAAACTTTTTAGTTCAAATAGAAAGTCAAGGCAACTCCACCGAGGCAGTATCAATGGACCAGTTGATAAATCAAACTGGAAGTGCCTATGATGAAATGTTGAGTAAGTTAAGTGTTCCTGCCAACAGCATTATTGACAACACAAACTACAGAAAATTTGAAAACTTTGTTAATTTCTCATCGGCAGATTTAAGAATATCCGCGTTTGACTCAAAGAAGGCTCAAATAACAGAGCAATATTCATTGATTGCCGAATTAAACGCGAAGCTAAACGAAAATCCAGATGACCAATTTTACATAAAAGAAAAGTCCGATGCCAATGATGAAATTGATAGACTAGAAGCGTCGATGGATGGATATGAAAAATTCTTGTATAACAATGAGCCGTGGTATACAGAGCACGCCGCGTCGGCATCAATGTACGATAAAAATAATGGAAACTCTCTTATCAATAATATTCCGCAGTTCATAGTTGAGGATTATACATACAACCAAGATTATATTGTGTTCGTTGGAATGATTGGTCATTTCTTTGACAATATGTCTTTACTAATAAAGCAAATTACAGAAAAGAACAACTATTCAAATAGTCCAAGTTATGGTATATCTGTTGATATAGTTGAAGACATGCTTGCTTCTCTTGGTTGGGATGCTGAAATTTCTAAGGAAAACTTGCCGTTGCTATTAGCATCATTCTCTCAAAATAGTTTTGATGTTGGCAGTGACATGTATAACAAAACTCGTCAACTTTCAGAAGAGCAAAGAAACCAAGTTATATGGAAGAGAATACTAAATAGTCTTCCACACATCTACAAGACAAAGGGCACCGAAGCTTCATTGTCGGCATTACTTTCTTGTTTTGGTATTCCAAAGAACATTATCAAGATTAAAGAATATGGTGGCATACAAAAAATTCATAATCTACAAGACACATCTTTGTATATCATAGATGAAGTAAAATACGAGCCATATTTTAGTGGAAGTGGAGAATACTTCAAGTTAAATTGGACAGGTAGTGCTCAATCTTTAGAATTCAATTTTGCTTTTGATACAAGCAAAACAAGTGAAGAGGGTAAAATATTTAGACTAGCAAACTGCTCAGACAAGTGGGTAGTTGGAGCTTATAGAGAAAGAGGAGAAGTGTGGGGGAAATTGTTCTTTAGCTTGGACGATGGTTTTGGCAACACAAAGACAATAATGACCGGCAAAGCTCCTATATTTGACGGCAACACATATCATGCAATGGTTCGTAGAAACAATTCCGTGGATGCATTTGGAGTTTATAGTTTCACTTTAGCAGAAGCAGATCAATATCCAATCAAGTATGATGTATATGTTCAACGTGCCGACGATGCTAGAATAACATTCACAGCAACGGGTAGTCAATATATGAGTGGAAGTTATAACGAGAACTTTAGACTAGGTTCATATGTTTATATTGGAAACTATAATCAAAACACAGCGTCACTTAACCTAGATCCAGAAGCGTTCTATGGAAACGTTGACGAAATAAAGATTTGGGAATGTGCTTTAACCGACGCAAGATTTGAAAGTCATACATTACACCAAAATGCATATGATTTAACTTCTCCAAATGCGATGATTTCTGAAAATCTATTCAGAATATCATTTGAGCGCCCGTTGGATTTAAACGAGACAGCATCTGTTGTATTAAACAACTTATCATTCAGAACAGACTTTCCAACATTTGAAGCGGTCAACTTCCCGTTGGATATACAACCATTGCCGCAAAAGACTGATTGTGATCCTGTAAGTGGTTCTGCATTTCCTTGGCAATTTACAAGAAAAGATACAAGACAAACTGTAAGACTTCCTGATTACGGCTCTAATAAATTTAGAAGCAACAAGATTAATTATGTTGAACAAGAGTTAGTTTCTGCTTTGTCGGCAACAGAGCGTTCATCAAGAAAGTCGAGCGAACTATTATCTGTCGGTGCAAACAAACTTGGAATCTTCTTCTCGCCAGCTGAAATACAAAATACAGAAATCATAAAATTCTTTGGTGAATATCCATTGGGCGACTTGATTGGTGATCCTGCGTGCGTATACAAAAATTCATATGATAAGTTTGAAAAATTCAAGCAAGTATTTTACGACCAAGGCTTCGGCGCTATAGATTATCAACTATTCATGAACGTTGTTAGATTCTATTTTGACAAAGCAATGTTCAAATATATCAAGTCAATCATTCCAGCCAGAGCAAAGCTTGTTGATGGTATATTGATCGAACCATCTATTTTGGAAAGACCAAAAATACAACTAAAGCCACTTACACAAGAAGTAATACAGCAAAAAGTTGGAGATGTACCGGCGCAGACAAAGATTGCCGCAACCAATCTATTAGCTCATGTTGGAACATCCTCTATAAACAATACGGGCAGAACAATAATCAATGACGTAAATAGTGTATTTTACCCAACAGACACAGACGAATTTGGATTCTCAATATACTCTGACAATGGTATAACTTATTACAAAGGTGACTATTATCGCGCAGATGTTGTTAGAAACAAGAAACAATATCAGGGCTATAATCAATATGCATTGCCAAAATCATCGTTGGATGATTATGAAAAGAATGTAAACCTCAACGGCACTGTAGAAACTATTAGTCGTTCATATTACAAAACAAACTTGGCAAGATTGCCGATGATATATGAATATCCGTTGAATTTTTCTCCACAAAACACTGTAAACTTTAGTGGCAGCATTGGTCTGTATTTGGGATTAGCAAATGGAATCGCCGCATATAGTTCTAGCGTAGCGCATACAATAGATGGTATAATGTATGGACCTATTACTGTATTTGGCGGTGGGGTTGGAATCAGTGGAATCATATCACCCGGTATATATGTTACGGCCAGTTACTCGGGAACCAATGTGATTGTTTTTGCCGGAAACTTTAGTGTAAGTAGTAGCTTGCAAATGTTTGAGGGCACAATACAATTATTGGGAACTCCGGCAACTGCATATAGTGGATTGTTTATGTCAAAAGATATAGAACTTTCTATATTCGATGAGTTTAGAAATAAAACATATGGGCCGGGCTTTGGGTCTGTTAGATATGGAATAGATTATAGAAAGAGCGTATCTATTCAAAATTATCCATATAATGCCGAGATATTGAACGGCTATTATCATACCCATTATAAATACACCAAGCAGCAGTTTTCACAAAAGGACATCAATTTATACGACCAATCAAATACCACATTTAATTGGAAAAGAGGCAGTCAAAATAAAAAAACTACCATAGACCCAACTACCGGTCTTTTAGACAATAGCGATCCGGTTGAAACAAAAACAGTGTAAAATGTGAATAAAAGTAAAACATATATATATTTATTTAGAAAGTAACACTATATGGCTTATATCAACAACGAAACAATCACGGTCGATGCAGTTCTTACAAAAAAAGGCCGCGAATTATTGGCCGCAAACGGCGGTTTGAACATCTCAACATACGCACTTGCCGACGATGAAATTGATTATCGTCTATATCAACCAAATCACCCACAAGGTTCAGCATACTATGATTTGGCTATTCGCAATACTCCAGTATTTGAAGCCTTCACGGACGAAAACCAATTGATGAAATATAAGCTAGTCACTCTACCAGCCGGTGTTACTTCTATTCCAGTCATTTCTCTTGGTCAAAGTTCTATCAACGTTGATAAAGATTATAAGGGCGAAGTTGTTATTGTTCCAGCAACAAATCCAGTATACAACACTGTTCTTGGATATACAGCCATCTTGTCAAACAAGTCGGTTGGTACAATTATCGGTGAGCAACTACAAGGCGTAGCAAGCGCAACCATCCCATCATTTATTGGAGATGTGTCCGCCACCACAGCACAAGTTTCTATCGGACTAAGATTCAGATTCGTTCCAAACGCATCACTAACACAAACAACTACGACAACATTAACAATTGTTGGTAATGAAAGTGGCGGATCTACAACAATCCCAGTGACCGTTAATGTCAACTGAACATAATATTTTATCACCATGATTTTTAAACAATTTGATACAACAGACATCGTGGCAGGAAGAACACAACCAGTTTCTACTGGTATGTGGAGCGCCGGTACTTCAAGTTGGTCTGCATTCTACACAAGTAGCAGACAAACAACTCCATCATCTTCACAGTTTGAACCATTGAACGGATTATATTACACGAATGTATATGATAAACCAACCGGTTCTGTTGATTCTGAAATTTATTTTTCAGTTGCTTATGGAAACGTAAACGGTTCGGGTTCGTCCACGTTTGATACAAGTTCTTCTCAAGGTAGCTTGCTATATCCAACAAAAGCAGTATATAACCAGTATAGAAACTTGCTATTGACTCCCGGCGACAGCAAATTCACGTTTGCAACTTCATCTAATGCATCTAGCGTATCAACTATAGATTCCGATGAAATTTATGTAATTTCGTTCAGAGGATCAAAGATGAAAGATCGCCTTGATCCTGGCCAATTCCAAATTACCCTAAAGGGCGATGTTGGAACTGGAATCACTATCATTGATGACTCTAAAGACAATCTTGATATAACTGCACAAACGGGCGGTCGTAGATATAACCTAATCAGAGGAACACTTGCTGGTGGTTCTTTGAGCACAGGAACATATGAAGCAATTGGATTGATGTATCCAGATTTGGGCTTGGTTGTTTTAAATGCATCCGCAATTAGTAAATTTATAGGGGTTGTTGATGGAAAGTCTCTATCATTTACAGCTTCCGATTGGAATGGTCAGTTTGCAAGAATGCAAAACTTACTGTTCACAACGATTGCAAAAGGCGGTGCGCAAGTGAGCGGTATGACGGCGCGTGTAACTGAATATGTTCCAGCTCGTCACTTCTTTGTAAGAGTAAAGAATCAAGAATATAACTATTCCAACAATCCAACGTTTGTTATATCAAAAGATGATGCTTCAAACTCACAAGATATTGGAAAGTTACGTTTTTCGGACTTTTATACAAATCCAAAGGTATATATTACCAGTGTTGGTTTGTACAACGAAAACAATGATTTGGTGGCTGTTGCCAAGCTAAGTCAGCCTCTTCTCAAGGACTTTACTAACGAGTGCTTGATAAAAATTAAGATAGATGTTTGAGAAACCGGTCCGAGATGTCACCAAATCTCGCGGTAAGTAAATATTTATCTCTATATGATTAAGCAGTTTTCTGCGGGAGATATCACAGTAAGGCCATTCAAAACGTTCAAGAATTGGACACTACAGAGCATTGACTCGTCAAGTTTAGATGCTTATGGATATAGTACTTATTATAATGGAAAGCTTGAAATCAACGAAGGTTTGAAGCTAAACACAATCTTTTATCCAAGTCAAAGTATCTACTTTGTATCTGGAAGCGAACCAATCAATCATTCGGGTAAATATGCTAGAAACATATACAGCGTTACGGATGCTATGTTTTATAGAAATGCCAGCGATCCATTAAGCTTGTTTGGCGTTGAAAAGTATATAGAAGATCCAGTTACAGGTAAGAAAGAAGTTCGTGAAATTCATGATAGAATAATAACAGCAAACCTAAAGCACAATGTTTGGGGAGAAAAAGTTATACCTGAAACTATACAGATTATTGACGATTCTAATCTTCATCAAACTTTTGATATACGTGACGATGGTTATACCAATTTATATTTGACCGGTTCTCATTTTCCGGGCAATCAAAGAATAGGTGGATACAGAAATCTTGTTTCTCGCCCATATTGGGTAAGCTCAAGTGGAGAATTTTATGTTACTTTTAGTAACGGTGAAATACAATATGTAAATTTAGCCAACGCCAAACAATATATGGCAATGGGTATTCCAGTTACATATGTTGAGCCAGAAACAGGTTCTTGGGCATGGGATGATTCTACTAGTAGAGATTATTTTGAATCAACCAATGAACATTTTGGTGAATCTGTTAGTTCGTGGGGACCATATATAGCAGTTGGTTCATCTATGGATGCCAACAGTCTTTCAACTCGTCGCACAGGTTATGTTTCTGTATTCAAGCACGATTCTAAGAAAGACGCACATCGTTTAGTAGCAAAAATAAACTTTCCATTTACTCAAAGTGCAGCGGGTACATCTTCTTACTTTGAAGATTCATTTGGATATTCAGTTTCGTTACGTGACAACTTCTTAGCTGCTGGCTCTCCAACTGGCTCGGCATGTTCAGTCAATTTATACAACGGATATGTTTGTGTATATGACAAGAACAAAGGCGGTCCAGATAATTGGGGAATCATAAACATGCTAAAGGGAGAAAGTGATGGAGACAAGTTTGGAAACTCTGTTGCTATTGACAATGATATTCTTGCAGTTGGTGCTCCGGCATATAGTGGAAGCAAAGGTGCTGTTTATATTTTCAGAAAGCATAGATATATGGATTCTGGTTCGTGCTTAGATACACCAACAGGATCAAGTTGGCAGCAAGTTGTATTTGCTTCTGATTTTTGTGCTGAACTAGCAACAAGTTCATTAATCGTAACACAAAGTTATACTCCAACATTTGTTTCGGGAAATTATACTTGGACATATGAAACCGTATTGACTTCTAGTATCCAAGCAGTTGGTGATAATTTTGGCTGGTCTGTATCTGTTGATGCTAATAGACTAGTCGTTGGTACAAACAAATACGGCACCGGCTATGCTACAATGTTTACTTGCTCATACTACTCAGCATCTATGAATAGTTGCCCAACGGCATCTTGGAAACAAATTCAAATATTTAGAAAAGATAATACTACTGGCGACTTGGATATCAATGGTCCGGAATATTCTGTTGATGTATCAAATGAAATCATCACAGACAAGTTTGGATACTCTGTATCTACCAGCGGCAAGAATGTTGTTGTTGGTTGTCAATATGACAAAGCTTATAAGCCATACTATGCTTATACAGGCAGTGCTCTTGTTCTTGGAGCCGCATACTTTTATCAATATGGATATGTCGAAGAATGTATTGATTTTCAATACGACTTAAAGACAAAAACTTTTGGTGATAGAAAATACCAAACAAACAATAAATTTGGTTGGGCTGTATCTGTTGAAGGATCTACCGCAGCCGTTACATCCTTATCGGACAAATTAACCAACGCTGTAGATTACTCATCTGGAAGTTATATACTTGAAAACTTTAGTTATGAATCAAGTGGTTCTGCCGATTCTGTATTAGGTCGTGCTACAATATACAATTATGACGACAGTTCTGATGCTTGGCATATCACCGGCGAACTAAGAAGAAATAAAGAAGAAAATAATCCATACAACATATATGGATATTCTATTTCTCTTGGTTCTGATTATATGTGCGTTGGTGCTCCAATTGTAAATATAGCCGCACCTTCTTCATATAGCCAAATCATTGATGAGAACAATCAAGTTTCATCTTCGTTTCCATCTTCATACTCTGGCTCTGGATATATCTACAACATGAGAAAATATGAAACCAATCCGTTAATTGGAAATATATTCTACAACAATGGATATTTTGTTATTACCAACACTGGTTCAAATTACCAAAACATATTCATGGGCACAGGTTCAAGAGGTTTTGAAATGAACTATCAAGGTGCTCATACAATTTACGAACATGAACATCTAGTATCAGTTCGGCCGGGTGAATTCAACTATAGTACAAATCCATCATCGCTTGTACAAAACCCTCTTTACTTTGACGTAAATCAAGACGGCGTTGTAGATTATAAAGATGTTAATTTGGTTATGCGTTATCTACAAATGAAAAAGTTTTATGCTGAATTTGTATTTGATGAAAACGGCATTGTGTTAGAACCAGACACGCTTGAAGATTATAGTTGGTGGGCAAATGATATTCTACAAACAGAATCTACCGACGTTCTTCAACAAGAAAGTGATTATGCTGCATATCTTGCTAGTGCTTCATTTGATCCATTCACCAAAAAAGCATTTGATTATATTGAAACCAATCTAGTCAATACCGGAATACTTGACATTGACGGCGACGGCATTATCAATTTAAGCGATGGATATATCTTTTCGTTATATTACTTTGGTAAGTTAAATCCAACAAAACTATCCAACTATATTACAGCAGCATCAACTCGCATATATGTCAAAGACATTGAAGCTTATCTAAATCAATATTGCGGCGTAGATCGTTCTAAAGTAACGCCAGAGTTTCTAAACTATCAATATAGCTCATCATATGACCCAACAGGCTCATTCCTTGCACCATATATTACAACAATCGGACTATATCAAGACAACCAACTTGTTGCCGTAGGCAAACTTGGTCGCCCTATAAAAAATCTAATTGATTGGCCGGTCAATATTGTTGTTCGTTTTGATACATAACATTATATTTATAATAAACAATAGGAGAACATATATATGCACCCAGGTTCAACAAACTCAAGACCAGATCCAAAAGCACCAATCGACAGACATTCATTGACTGACGGCGGTTTGGCAGGTATCTATGAAAGATATCAAGATCTTGCTAACGTCGGCGGCGGCAGTGCCAAAGACGTAGGCACATCCCGTGCAGCAACAAACGTGGTAGATATTCCGAACAAATTTTCAAAACAATTTCAAGCAAAAAACCCAGTTGGATTTACCGTAGCTGCTGAAAAATATTCAACGGATGTATTAAAAGTTCCTAATACAAAGTACGCTCCAGGCGGACGTTTGTAATATATAGTTTTTATAAAAAGGTTATATGAAAATATTGGGCTTGGATTTAAGCACGACTACGTGCGGATGGGTCGTAACAGAAGATAAAAAAATTCTTGGTGCTGGCTTTGTTGATATAGCAGGTATAGAATCATACAAAGAAAAAGCCGACCTTATTATAAAAGCGTTGGCTAATCATACTTTTGAGAAAATCATCATAGAAGAAAGTCTTTTTGGCTTTGCTGGCGGCGGCACTTCTCAGCAGATTATAATCAAACTAGTAAAAAACAAGGCGGTTGTTGGTTATATCCTAGAAAATCATTATAACATAAAAGTAGATAGCATACATGCCCAAACCGCACGCAAGAAAGCATTTGGCATGGCGAGAATCAAAGGAATCAAGCCAAAAGTGTTTGTAAAAGAGCAAGTTGAGAAGTTATATGACATGACGCCTTGGACTATTTATAATAAAAAGGGCAATGAAGAAAAGCGTATGGAGGATGTGCGAGATGCTCTCGTTTTAAGTCTGGCGGGATGATATTTATTATCATATGAAACTCACCGAGATCCTTAAAGGGTATGAAGAAACCACTTTTACAGATGGTGAAGATGAATTGATGGTTCATTATGATGTTTCATCGGTAAAACCTATCCGAGCATATGTTTATAATGATTCTCCATTACTAAACTTTGATTATGACGCATATGACTTACCAAAGAAAGCCAAAGGATATAGATGGAAGTTCATTCAATCAAAAAATAACCCGCTTTTTTATCATTTAGATTTGCCAGAAGACAGAATTAAAGATTTTGTTTGGTGGATCAAACAGATGGGATATGTAGCAGTTTAACCCGCCAAAATACGGCGGGTTTTTTATTGTCAAAAATATTCACATTTTTCAGTCGTTTATTGTCAGACGCTTATATTTATACTAAAGGTTATTTATGGGAAGAAAAAAAATATACAAAACTGACGAGGAGCAACAATATGCTAGAAGCAAACGCAATAAACGATATTACGATAAGCACAAACAACAAATCAACGAAATCGCAATGCAACGATATTACGCCAAAAAAGATGGTGGGGATTTACGGATTAAAAAATAAAATAACCGGAAAGTGGTATATTGGACAGAGTATTGACATACACGGGCGTTGGTATACATATAGGAGTGAAAAATGCAAACGCCAACCAAAATTATACAAAGCACTTAAAAAATACGGCTATGCTAACTTTGAGAGTATAATCATTGAGAAATGTGAGGCCGTTGATTGGATTCTGGACTACAGAGAGATGTATTGGATTGGAATTTTAGATTCTATGGTAAATGGGTATAATTGTACAGCCGGTGGAAGTTGTGGGATAAAATCCGAGGAAACTAAAGTAAAAATAGCAGATGGTCAGCGGAATATGTCTTCCGAAACCCGAGCAAGGTGGAAACTTGGACAGATTGGAAAAAAACACAGCGAAGAAACTAAAGAAAAGTTGGCAAAAATAGCAAGTAATATATCGGAGGAAACTCGTAAAAAAATGTCAGTGGCCAAGAAGGGGAAGCCACTGTCGGAAAAACAAAAAAGACACATAGAAGATTTGGCAAATGCGATTAGAGGAAAACCCGGAAGGATGCACACGGAAGAAACAAGAAAAAAAATATCAATTGCGCAAAAGGGAAATAGACCTTGGGCAAGAGAGTTGGCGCTAAAAATGGCCAAAAGTAATATTGGAAAAAAACAATCTCCGGAAACCGTGGCAAAAAGAATTGCCACTCGCCAAGCCAATAAACTAAAAAAACTATCGGTTATTGACAACTCTGCATTTTGTGGTATGATTGTCAAAAATGAGTGCGTATAGACAATCAGAACTAACCACATTACTAAATAAAGTATTTAAAGAAGAAGGACGGTTGCGTAAAGGCAATAATCTTACATATCATTGCTTTAAATGTCACCATAGAAAACGCAAACTAGAGGTTTGTCTCGACGATCCATGTGCTTGGCACTGTTGGACTTGTAATATAAAAGGTCGTGGGCTGTATTGGTTATTTAAACAAATGAATGTGTCCTCCGATATATTGGACAAAGTGCGAGATGATGTCCAATACATCGGAAATAAAGCAAATATATCGGAGTTTGATAACAAGATTCTATCACTCAAGACCGGCAAGAATACACACGAGGAAACAGATTTACTGACTCTGATGTCAGAGTTTAAGAGTTTGCTTGAAAATGATGGTAGCATAGAATATAAAATTGCCAAGAACTATGCCAAGAAACGCAATCTAACCAAATGTGATATTGTAAAATACAACATTGGATATTGTAGCAAAGGGCCATTTGCCAATCGTCTTGTGCTTCCATCATATGATGCATACAACAACTTAAACTTTTATAGTTGCCGCAGTTATTATGACGATGGATATAAGTATAAAAATAGCGAGTTCTCAAAAAACATTGTTGGCTTTGAGAACATGATCGATTTTGATTTTCCAATATATTTGTGCGAAGGTGCTCTAGATGCTATTGCTCTAAAGCGAAATGCTATTCCACTTTTTGGAAAAACTTTGAGCGCAAAACTAAAAGCAACAATTGTGCAAAGCAAATGTCCAGAAGTAAATATTGTACTAGACGATGATGCTCTTGGCAGTGCAATCAAGATTGCTCAATATATAAACTCTATAGGAAAAGTAGCTAAACTTGTAAGATTGGACGG